GCTGGCAATATGTCAGATCCTTCAACTGGGCCCTTTACACATCCATTGAATGCTGAATTGCATGAAATTCGTGTTTGGAATAAACATCGCTCAGACAAAGAATTAAATGAATATTCAAATAAATCATTACGTGATGTAGATGTATTTAGCTCTGGTGCAAGTGGCTTGCTGTTCTACTTACCACCATATTTTACTAAAGAGACTAATGTACGAAATGTGCGTGTGACACCTTATACCAGTGTTGAAGCAGATTCAACAGTTGACCCATTCAATGTTGGCTTGTCATTTGGTGTTGGTGGTTTAGACATTAATCTTGAAAATTTCACAAGAGACTTCTCACAAGGGCAATTCCCACGCTTGTTAAACTTGGTAAGCACAGATGCACCCGCTGCACATATACTAACTGAAACTAAGATAACTGACAAACCTATTGTTGAGACATTATTAGATAATCCTGCACATAGGAAAAGAAATCTGACAATACTGCCAAATGACAATGGGCTATTTTCACCAAACTTCAATCTATTGAAAATCTCACCATTATACACAGGAAGCTTCAAGGGGAATCTAGTAAAGTTTAAAAATGACTTTGGCAATGAATCTATAAGTGACATATCATTAAGAAATATGATATCAACAGGAAGTCTAATAGAACCTACAGTCACAAATGTATCAGGAACAAAACAACCAAATGCTTTTGATGACGACTCTGATGGTAATTCAGCATTTATAGGGCTTGTTGGTGTAACACCTGAAGAGCCAAATGGTACACCTGGAGAGGTATTAAGCATTGCACAAAGAACACAAGATGTAAATTCAAATGAAATATGCTGGTTTGATATAAGCAATATGTTCTTTGATAATAGTATTAAGCCCGGGTCATTAGTGATATATGACACTGGCTTCACTGGTTCAAATGATGTTGTAAAGTTGACACTGAAAGATGATGGCTATGGTGGTATATATAGAGCAGATTGCGCTTCTGATCAAGCAACGTGGAACAGCGTGGGAAGTGTATTTTATTCTGAAGGGCTTGCATTAATCAAATCACCTCACTTGAAGCACTTTGGAACAGATTATTTTGAAATTGGACTAAGCGGGACACATAACGTACACGTTACAAAGCTCATTACAAAGGCACCAAAAGGATTAATTAATTCATCATCAAGACAAGATTATGTATCTAGAGTAAGTAGTAATAAAGTAACAGAGCATAAAACCAATAATATTATCATTACAGGTATAAATATTTATAATAAGGATTTCAATGTTGTCGGAAAAGTCACGCTTGCACAACCTATAGAAAAGTACTCACAAGATGCATTGACATTTAAAATAGGTATGGATTATTAATGATTTTAGGGTTAGACATATCAACATCATGCACTGGTATCTGTATATTAGATAATGCAGGTGATTTGATTTTATTAGATCACATTAGATTAGACAATATTAAAACTGGTTTTTATGGAAAAGCAAATTTTGTAAAAGCACGCTTAGCTGATCTAAAAAAGAAACATGATATAAAGCATATATATGCAGAAGAAAGTTTAATGCGCTTTAGAAGAGGGTTTAGTTCTGCAAAGGTTTTATCAATATTGAATAAATTCAATGGTGTTGTATCGTATATATCACATGAAACATTTGATGTTGAGCCAATACATATACTAGCACCACATGCAAGAAAAACAGTTGGTATGATTGTCACAAAACAATTGAAAAAGAAACTTGGTATGAAACCAATAGTTATGAATCATGTTCAAGCAGAGCTTGGTGACAAGTTAGTCATAGAATATAAGAGAACGGGCAAGGTAAAAGATTATATATATGATAGATGCGATGCATATGTAATGGCACGTGCAGGATATTTAAAGTTTCATGAATAAAAAATTACTTTATGAGTTTATATCAAGAGCTATTATCACTGAAGATGTTGATAGTACTTTAGAGCACAATCTTAAGATGATAAAGGTTAATGCTCCAAATACATGGGGGAGTGGTGATTCATTATACAATAAATTTAAAGCATTTCTTCATGATGATATCTATAATGATCCAGCACATTATGATGACTATATTAAAGATATAGTTGCTAGTATACCAACATTGACTAAAACAAAAATAAAGCGACCCATAGGTAGGGGTCGTTCAAAGTATGTTTTCATTCTTGAGAACAATCATGTATTTATAATAATGCGTATACTTGGCAAAGAACTTGATGTCTACAAGAAGTTTCATGATTCACAATTTTCAGGTAAAGGATCAAAAAATGATCCTGCAATATATGAATTTGGAAAAATAAAAAATAAACATTTAGATAGTTGGGCATTTGTTGAGATGTCACAAGTCGTACCTTTGAATATATGGATGAGTATAACAGGTAGAGGTGGTGGTGAAAGTAGTGGTGTGTCTGCAGGAACAGAACAACAAATAAGAAATTTAGGAAACCTTGTGCGGCCTGCGTCAATGAATACAGAAGATGAAAATTTAAACCAGCTATCAATAATTGCAGGTTATGGTGACTTGACTAAAGAAGAAGTTGACAATATTTATAATGAGTTTACTAGAATTGTTAAAGAACACGGATATGAAGCAATATGGGATATGCATATTGGAAATCTAGGTATAATGCCCCAACATGATAATACAATAGTTGTATTTGATATTGATTAAGGTGAAACACTTAAAAGAATATATAGCTAGAACTATAAACGAAGTTGCTGGATCTGAAGATATTATAGCGCATAATGTTAAACAATTGGATACAATAAAGTTTGATGGTAAGTCACTCTTTGAAAGGTTTTGGCCTGGTGATTGGATACCAGCAGAATATCTAAGTGGTCGTGATATTTGGGGCGGTCAAAAGGTGAAACCTGGAACCGATCAACAAGGGCCCTCAGCATTTGAAGAAGAAAATAAAATTAAACTTGTAGCATCTATTAAGTCACTTACAACAAGTAAAATAGTAAAAGGTGCAGGCCGAGGTGCTTATAAATATGTTTATATCTTAGATAATACACATGCTCTTAGTATTTTCAAAGGCGGCTACAATATCGAAGATATTGATATTTTCAAAAAAATGTATGATTCACAATTTGGTGGTACAGGATCAAAAAATGACCCAGCAATTTATGATATCTCAACTGTGCAAGATACACAAGGCGGTGAAATAAGCTTTGTTGAAATGTCTCAAGTCATACCTATTCGTGCATGGCTTAGCATGAGTGGTCGTGAGTCTGGTACACATGGTGAAAAAGGTGCCAGTAGGACTATTCAAGCAATTAAAAAAATGGTATCGAGTATAAAACATATTTCATCATTTACAGATGGTGATGAATACAAATTACGCCCTAGTGCATCAACAATAATCAAGTTGATAAAGGCTAAGCGACTATCATATAAAGATCCATGGCAACACAATGATGATCCAAGAATTATGATTGAAATGCCTAAAATAGAAGGATTGACAAAGAAAGAAGCATGGGGGTTTTTAAGAATGCTATTATATGTTGCGCATACTCATGGGTGGGGTTCATTGGGAGATATGCATATGGGTAACTTTGGTGTCATGATTCAAAATCCAACAACGTTTGTTGCATATGACATATAATTTAGCACACAATAGGCATTCAATACTATAATATTTAATATAGATGATAATCAATAAAGTAAAGTTTCTAGAGTCCTTTCTGGGGCCTAGAGCGTCCGATATATCAAGATATAATGACGTACTATTCAGTTGCCCTAACAAAGAACATAGTAAGCCCAAACTCTCAGTAAATCTTGATACAGATAAGGAGGGTAACTGGGGCAAGTTTCATTGTTGGGTATGTGGCAAAGACATGAGTGGCAAGTCTTTGATAAGCTTGTTGCGTAGACTTAAGCGAACAACACTTATAAGTGAGTATGCTAAATCTGTCAAAGATCATCGATGGCTAGATATTGAAGATTCAGATCTTGATAATAACAAAGATCTTGAAATATCACTTCCAGAAACATTTATTCCACTATCAACGTATATTTTAAAGCAGAGTAAAAAATATAATAAGCAATTACAAAATGCGCTTGAATATTTAAAGAGTCGTGATATATCAAATATAGATATCATTATAAACATGCTTGGTATATCAACAAATAAAGATTATTATGGTTATGTAATGATACCATCATTTGATAATGAAGGCAAGTTGAATTATTTTGTTGGACGCTCATATTTTGGTCATAAATACAGATATAAAAATTGTCGCAATGATAGGTTGTCAATCATTTTTAATGAAGTAAATATTGACTGGAACAAAGATCTACTTTTGGTAGAAGGTCCATTTGACGTAATAAAGTCCAAAGTAAATGCAGCGTGCCTATTAGGATCATCACTCAGTAGAAGGTCATTGTTATTCAAACGAATAGTTGAAAATAATACACCAATTTTGTTGAGCCTAGACACAGATGAAGTTGGTAAATTAAAAACACTCGACACTGTAAAGTTATTAACAGAGTATGGCATAAGTGTTAAGATTATAGACATAGATAACAAATACGATGATATCGGTGAAATGAAATACGAAGACTGGATCAACACGTATGACTATCAAAAAACTAATAACGATGTAGTTAGTGATGAATTTCTTATGAAGAGAAAAATTAATTTGATTTTATGAAAATAGCTCACATATCAGACATTCATATCAGGTCTAATTCTAGACATGCAGAATATGGAACAATCTTTGATGAGCTCTACAAAAAATTACGTGAAAATAACGTAGATTGTATTGTATTATGCGGAGATATAGCGCATACTAAGACTCAAGAAGCACCAGAGTTTTACGATTTTACAGCAAAGTTCTTTACTCGGCTATCTATGATTGCACCGGTGCATATCATGTTAGGAAATCATGATGGAAATTTATTAAATCCATCTAGATTAGATGTAATTACACCAATTGTCAATATGCTAGAAAATGATAGTGTATTTTTGCATAAAGATTCACAACGTGTTGATATTGGCGAAGAAATTTCACTCTTTGTTTACTCACTCTTCGATAAAAGTAATTGGAATAACTGGAAAATTGATAACAACAATACAAATATAGCATTATTCCATGGGTCAGTTTCTGGTGCAAGAACAGATTTGAACTTTTATCTTGATAGTGAAATTGATATAAGTGAATTTAACCAATACGATTACACAATGCTTGGTGATATTCACAAACACCAATATTTAGATAATGAAAAAAGAGTTGCTTACTCAGGTGATCTTATTCAACAAAATTATGGTGAAGATATTGAAAAAGGTTTCTTGATATGGGATATTGAATCTAAAGATGAATGGAAAACAGAATTTATCACACTACAACCAGTCAATCCATTTTTCACTCTTGAATTTGATGATATTACTGATGTAGATGTTCATTCATACAGCTTTATACCTGAAAATTCAAGAATTAGATTGAAGCTTCTTAAGGAATTTGATTCTAGAAAACTTGATAAATTAGCACATGCCTTTAAGCATGAATTAAAAGCTAAAGAAATAACTACAATCAATGATATCAGGGGTGATACTGATTCTGTCATTATTGACTCTAAGGTAATTAAACTTGAAGATTTAAGAAATGAACAAGTTCAAGAGCAATTGATACAAGATTACCTTAAAAGATTAGCCGTTGAGCAAGTACGCATTGACAATATAGTCAAAATCAATTCTAGATATAATACTAAATTAACTAAAAATGAAGAATTAGCAAGAAATATTGATTGGAAGATAAAAAATCTAACATTTTCAAATGCATATGCGTTCAAAGAAAACAATAATATTAATTTTGAAAAACTAAAAGGTATTGTCGGCGTGTTTGGACCTAACACAATTGGTAAAAGTTCAATTATTGACATTATCTTGTATGGAATATTCAATAGTAACTCAAAAGGTATTGTCAAGAATTTAGATATTGTCAATACCCGAAAAAAGAAGTGTAGTGCAAAGTTAAGTTTAGAAGTCAATAAGGTGCAATATGTCATTGATAGGATGACAACAAAGCTTGTAGCAGGAAGAAGATCTAAAAGTACACATGAACATGCTAGAACTGATCTAGATTTCTATAAAATAGAAGATGGCAAGCATATATCATTAAACGGGTTACAACGTTCTGATACTGAGAAAGGAATACGAAAATTATTTGGTACTTCTGATGACTTTTTGACATCTTGTGTTGCTGCACAAGGTGATATGAACTATTTTATAAAGCAACGCTCGACAAAGCGTAAAGAGATTATTGGAAAATTCTTAGATTTAGATATTTTTGAAGATAAATATAGACTTGCGAAAGAACAATATAATTCACATAACTCACAACTTAAGACATTAAAAGGCAAAGACTATAATAAACTTATTGACAAGCATAGAGATGAAGAACAAGCACTTAAAGATAGCCATGTATACAAAAAACAAAAAAGAATAGACTTAAGGGCGGCTTTACGTGAACAAAGGTTATCATTAACACAACTAAATGATGAATATGAACATGTAAAATCTGTAAATACATATAATCATATCATTAAAGAGCTTGTTACGCTTCATGATGTGCATAATACATTGGAAAGTGAGCTGGCTTTACTAACAAAAGATGAATTATCAATAAATAAAACATTAAACGGTGTTGAGCATAATTTAGAAGAAAAGTTAAATGATATAAAAGAAAAATTAAGTAAAGCGCGTACCTCATTGGAGACTCTAAACAATCTTGAATCGAAAAAAGACAAGACTAATATAATACATGAGCAATTGCAAAAGTCAATAATGCTATTAGATGGTATACCATGTGGTGACAAGTACTCTGGTTGTAAATTTATAAAAGATTCATATGCATCTAAAGATTTGATTAGCAATTACGAGTTACAATTAAAGGATTTACAACAACAAATAGACAACTTGAATAAAAATGTCATCTCTAACAAGGTTTTCGAATTAAAGCAACATAGAACTATAAAAGAAGGCGCAATTAAGCATAGAGATGAGCTTGAATCAAAGGTTCAACTCACACAACTTCATATAATGAATAAAAAGCTTGAAATCAAAAATGCTTTAAACAAAATAGACTCATTAGAAAACAATAAAGCACAACTTGAAGACTTAAATGTCCATAAATTAGATTCATTTAAGACAAAAAGCAAAATAAATGCATTAACAAGTGAAATTTCTAATACAGAAAGTGAAATTAAAAAACTTGATCGTGAATTAACATCAATATCACAAAAGCAAGGCGAAATAAAAGGTCGAATAAGAAATCTCATCACACAAAGTAAAGAATATAAAGAAATATCAACAATTTGTTATGAATATGAGCTATATGCAAGGATAATGTCAAAGAATGGTATACAACAGGAGATCATTCGTAATAAATTATCGTTTATAAACTCAGAAATCAATAAGCTTTTGCGAAATGTAGCTAAATTCAAAATTCAACTGATCGAAGAGAATGATAAATTAGATATTTATATAGATTATGGTGATGCCGGTGGTAGCAGAATCATAGAAACAGCTTCTGGAGCTGAAAAAGCGTTGACATCTGTGGCAATTAGGGTTGCACTTACACGAATATCAACACTACCAAAACCAAATATATTTATAATAGACGAAAGCTTTGGCTCATATGATGAAACAAACAAAGTTTCTATATCTAGAATGCTCCAATTACTTAAACAATACTTCACGACAATACTTGTTGTAACACATATTGATGATATCAAAGATTGTGTTGACTACATATTAACAATTGAACGTGATAGTGATAAATTCTCATACGTAAACTAATGAAAGACGGATTTAAAGAAATAAATGGTACCATTGAAAGGACATGGGTAGCGATAGATGATGAAAGTGGTTACTGGATAGAACGAAAAATCAATAGTTCGGTGAATATAGACTCACAAATACCCGTCGCATGTCCTATATGTTCATTTATGATGAACGGCGCATATGATACACAAACTTTTATAAAATATGGTGCATGCGAAAGGTGTTATATTCAGTTTATAGAAGGCAGAATAGAACAGTGGAATGCAGGTGCTCGTCCAAGTGTACAGGCATTAAACATGTACATTAAAAATAGAAAAAATAAAAAATAACAACCTGTACAATGTACAGATGATGATTAAATTTAATATAACGATGAGTAAGGAGATAAAATGAAAAAATCGTTAACACGTAGCAGAGGGACAAATGATAATTGGCCCTTTAATGGGAATGCATTTGGTAATGTATTCAATGACTTAATAGCAAACAGCTTCATCTTCAAAGATGATTTAGATTTTCGTGATACGCCAGACTGGAATAAGAGATGGGCAACTGTAACGACTACATTTGCTGATGCGACATATGCGACTGATGATGCAGCTGTTATAGAGTTGACAGCTTCTGGCTATTCAAAAGAAAATATTACACTTGATGTATCTGATACTAAATTAACAATTAGTGCACCAAAAGTTGATAAAGAAAAAGGCATTGTACTAGATGGTTTTACAAAATCATATGCACTTGGTTCATCTCATGACAAAAATAATATTAGTGCAACATTTGTTGATGGGTTGTTAACAGTGACAATCCCGTTTAAAGAAAAAAGTGAACCAACAACAAAACAAATAGAAATTAAATAATATCTGACATATACAAAGCACTCTAGATAGTATTCAATGATACCTGAGGAGGTGATAAGATATCTTTCAATGGTACTATCTAGAGTGCCGTTATATTTAATATTATGTCTATAAAATATTCTTGCCTAACACAATATGTAGAAGACTTTGATTCAAAAGACCCTACAACTGGTATCACTATAAAACAAATGTATAATAATCGTTTTGAGCTAATGTTCATTACAGTTGAAAAAATGCTTAGTCAAACAGCGCGTTATAAAGCTGTGTATGATGTAGCTAATAAAACATTAAAAGAAGTTGAAAAGGGCTTAAAGAAATATTACAAAGAGACAACCGGTGACACGCTTAAAATAAAAAGAACACAAGAGCGTGAATCACATAATCCAATAGGCTACCAGGCTGGCGCACATTATGGTGCAGAGTCATATTACTTTCGTTTATTTAGAGAATTTGAAATAACTAAACCTAGTGATGATGAAAATGCAGTTAATGACAATATTAACAATTGGTAAGTTTTTGAATTAACAACAAAAGCATTATATATATATATTGTAATGCTAAAAGCTAATATTGTCAAAGAAATTATCGCATGCGGTAAGAATCCTGAATATTTTATCAATAAATATATAAAAGTTGAGCATCCATTACGTGGTATCATACCTTTCAAGTTATATGATTATCAAACTGATATATTAAAAGATCTTTTACAAAATCGTTTTAATATTGTCAACAAGGGTCGTCAACTCGGGTTGTCAACGTTGCTTGCTGCGTATTGCACATGGTTGATGTTATTCTACAAGAGTAAAAATATTCTTGTGGTTGCAACAAAGATTGATGTTGCTAGAAACATCATTGACAAAGTAAAAATTGCATTAAACAATCTACCTGAAGATATATTCATATCAAAGGTGGTGACAAATAACCGTCATTCAATTGAGCTTGCGAATGGCTCACGAATTAAAGCATCAACTACATCTAAAGATGTTGGGCGTTCTGAAGCTGCATCATTGTTAATCGTTGATGAAGCTGCTCACGTTGACAATTTAGAAGAGTTGTGGACTGGTTTGAAGCCAACAATGACACGTGGTGGTCGTTGTGCTCTAGTATCGACACCAAATGGTGTCGGAAACTTCTTTCACAAGACTTATTCAAGTGCTGAGGCTGGTTTAAATGACTTTAAAGCAAGAACAATTAATTGGCGTGTGCATCCAGAACAAAATGATAAATGGTTTGCAAAAGAAACAAAAGGTTTTTCACAAAAAAAGATTGATCAAGAGTATGAAGCAAAATTTATTGCGTCAGGTGACACAGTCATTGAACCTGAAGATATAAATTATCTAGAAGCTATGGTTAGACCACCCGCAGAACGTATGGGCATGGATAGAAATTTATGGATTTGGGAATATCCGACAACTGGTGAAGATTATATTATTAGTGCTGATGTCGCTAGAGGTGATGGGTCCGACTGTTCAACACTTCATTGTCTCAAAGCAAGTTCATGGGAAGTAGTAGCAGAATATAAGGGTAAATTGCCACCAGAGATATTTGCTCGCCTATTAGATGAGGTGGGTAGAATGTATAATAATGCTCTGATGGTACCGGAAAATAATAGCTTTGGTTATACAACAATACAAAAGCTTGTTGAAGTAGGATATCCTAATTTATATGTTGAAGGAAACCGTGGACGTAAAGCATCATTAATGAACAGCAGTTTAAGCGTATTGACAGAAAATAATAATATTCCTGGGTTTACAACAAGCGCAAAAACTAGACCATTAATTCTATCAAAATTAGAAGAAGTCATACGTACACGAACATTAAAATGTTACTCATCAAGATTTGTTGATGAGCTTAAGTCATTTAGGTGGATCAAAGGTAAAGCAAGAGCACAAACAGGTATGAATGATGACTTAGTCATCTCTATGGCAATTGCTTGTTGGATGTCTGATGCAACGTACACAGTCAACGAGCGTGCAAGAGACTTGAATGTGGCAATGCTAGACGCAATGACAATATCATCAAGAAACTGGGATGATGCAACGGGTACTGGAAAAGATGTTGGCCCAACATATAGTGGTAATAGTGGACTACACGGTTATAGTGCACCCGGTTTAAAAATTAGATCAACAGGTGGTGAAGAGATAGACTTGTCATGGCTTATAAGCACAGGATAAAAAATGAAAATTAAAAAATCTAAAATTCAAACAATAATTAATGAAGCAATACGAAACGCACCAGAAAATTATATGTTACCTGATGGTCGTGAAGTTAGATTTGCATCAGAAGACCACATTAATCATGTCAAATTGACACTTGATTCATTAATTCGTATGAGAAATGAATCACCAAGAACACCTCGAGGTGGTGTTAGAGCAGCATCTCGACAAACATATGGTGATGCTGCACGCATGCGAAAAAAAGAATTAAACGATATCTTAAAGCTTGCTGAACTTTTAAACAATGAACCTGAAAGTGAAGATAATGAAGTTTTAGAAACACCTGATAACGGATGCATTTCTGAATCATGAAAATTAAACGCTCAGAACTAAATACACTTCGTAAAGTAATTCGTGAACAGTTTTATGAATCTAAACATGTTGATATGTATGTCAAAGACGTTGTACAAAAATCAGCTAAAGTAATAGATGATCACATACAACTAATAGTAGATGAAATTATGCATATGTGGTTCGAACTTGATCCGAATAATGAAGCACTTGAAAGGCTTGCACATGAAACAGCAAGCAATCTGGAAGATCAATTTGACTCTGAGCACTTTACCATGCTTGGTAAAGTTAAAGAAATGACAATAATGCTACAACGTGAATTCACCGAGCGATAATATTCCTACCTTTTTGGGTTTTAAAAAATAGATATAGAATGAGCTATCAGTCATTTTGGAGGATTATAGTATCATGAAAATGAGATTAAGTGAATTAAAGGCACTTATACGTAAAGAGTATAAAGAAATATTATCGCTAGACCATCCGGAGGATGTGAAAAGTGAAGAGGGTAAGTGGGAAGGTGGTGACAACTTAGTTGGCAAGGTTGATCATAAAAAAGCATACAAAATCAAAGAACGACGTAGGGTTGCAAAGAAGATTAAGTTAAGTGAGCTCAGAGATATGATTTTAACATCTCTTCGTGAACACAGAAACAAAATCTGATCATTTATTAAGCTTACGATCGGTATATAATTCATAATATGTCAGATAGAATTTCACTTTTCAAGCGTCTAACTAGGGTATTTCGTAGTGGCCCTATAGTCAAAAGCAAGATAAAGGCTGCAAGCTCGTATGTAGAAGCACCTGCAAGTTCATTCTTAGACCATTTCAGGTCATCAAATTATTTATATTCAAATGCTGTTGCAAGTTATGGAACTTATGATCGTCTTAGTCGCTATGCAGACTACTCAGAAATGGAGTACACTCCAGAATTAAGCTCTGGCTTAGATATATACTCTGATGAAGTGTGTGCATCAGATGAACATGGTCGCATTGTTCATATTTACTCAGACAACCAACGTGTACGTGAGCTATTAGAGCATTTATTCTATGATACATTAAACATAGAGTTTAGCATGCATAGTTGGATTAGAAATCTTGTCAAGTATGGTGACTTCTTCTTATTCAACGATGTACACACACATTATGGAATTGTCAATACATTCCCAATACCAGTCAATGAAATAGAACGTGAAGAAGGATATGATCCCGAAGACCCGCTGGCCGTTCGCTTCAGATGGGTTACACAAGGAAATCAAATTCTTGAAAACTGGATGGTTACACATTTCCGCTTGTTGGGAAATGACAACTTCTTACCGTATGGAAGCAGTGTAATTGAACCAGCAAGAAGAATATGGCGTCAATTGATATTGATTGAAGATGCAATGATGGTTTATAGAATCATTAGATCACCTGAGCGTCGTGTATTTTATATTGATGTCGGCAACATCGACCCTGGAGATGTACCAACATATCTAGAAAAAGTCAAAACAAGCCTAAAGCGTCAATCTGTAATAAACACTAGCACTGGTAGAGTTGATCTTCGTTATAATCCATTAAGTGTTGATGAGGACTACTTTATTCCTATTAGGGGCGATACCTCAACAAAAATTGAAACATTGGCTGGTGGGCAGTTTACTGGTGACATAGAAGACGTTGAGTATATTCAAAAGAAACTATTTGCGGCAATAAAGATCCCTAGAGCCTACCTAGGTTATGATGAAGATCTATCAGGCAAGGCAACGTTAGCACAAGAAGATATACGTTTTTCACGTACAATAACACGTGTACAAAAAATTGTTATTAGTGAGTTGAACAAGCTGGCAATGATTCACTTAGCTGCTCATGGATTTGATGGTCAAGATCTAATTAATTTTAGAATTGCCCTTAGCAATCCATCAACTGCCGCACAACAACAAAAGCTTGAACTTTGGAGGGCAAGATTTGAAATAGCTTCATCAGCCCCAGACGGTATGTTTTCAAAACGTTGGATTCATAAGAACTTATTCTTGCTTGATGATAAAGAAATTCAATCTATCAAAGATGAGTTGCTTGCTGAACGTGAAGAAGATCTTGAATTAGAGCAAGTTGGTCAAGAAGAAGATCTTGGTGGTCAACCTCCTGCAGGTGGTGAGGAGGGCGGTGGAGAAGAAGATCTAAATCTAAGCGGAATTATGGGTGGTGAACCAAAGCCTGAGCCAGGTGCGCAACTGGAAGCAGGAATAGAACATGAGTGGGATGTTATTACACCAAGTATTAATAGGCCTGAATCATTAGAAGAAATTGAAGATAATCTAGATAATCTAGATGAAAAAGAAAGACCGAAGGGGCGTATGCGTAGAGGTCGACCTCATAAGTCGTTATCATACGGTGTAGACGGCACTGAGATGCCTGACTTGAATAAGCATGTAGACTACACTGATAATGACCCATACGATAATGATTTCATGAAGAACATTGGTAAAGTAGATAAACTAATGGATGAAGATGACACAGGTAAATTAGACAAGTTTTTTGATAGCAAAATAACATCAATTGCTAGAATCAACAATCAAGTTGAATCAATGCTTAAAAATTTAAATACATCTTTGGGTTTAAGTAGCTTAAATGCAGGCCCACAAATATTAACTGAAGATCTTGAAAATGTTGTAACTGGTCTAAGTGACATAATAAATGAATCACAAGATATTGAAATTGATATCGATGATATAGAAAAAGATCCAGCTAGTAGTGATGAGTAGTTATTTTAACTTCTTGTCTTATATATATAAAAGATACAATAGACAGGTATTACATGAATGATTAAGCATAACAAGAAGCGAAATACATTATTGCTTTATGAGTTTTTAATGAAATCACTAATAAAGTCTATTTTAGAGAATAACTCTAAACAGGCTGACTTTAAGATTAATTTATTAAAGAGATTTCATGATAGAGATTCACAATTGTTTAGAGAGCATAAAATCATGTGTGCTTTAAGTGAAATGAAAGTTTCGTGCGAAAGCACTGTCGATAAAATATTTGAAGATGTTAAAGAATTTTCTAGAAATATCAATTACAAAGTCCTTAATAAAGAAAAGACATTATTGATAAATGAAATACACAATAACATAAAAGACGATGATTTTTATAACTATCATATAAATGAGTACGTGTTATATGCGACAATACATAATTTGATTAATGAATATAGAAGTAGTACAAGTGTAGATTTTGATAAAAAAGTAAAAATATCTATATTTGAAGATAACATAAAGCAACATCTAAAAGAGCAGAAAGATGAATCAAGTGAAATGTTAACTGAAGATGGGAAAGTTTATAATAACTTGACAACAAAGATAATCATAGAACGTTTCAATAAAAAATATTCACATCTTAACAGTTTACAAAATAACTTGTTAAACACATATACATTTAAAAGTGACAATATCAATGAATCACTTTTAAGCGCAAAAGAGAAAATCTTAGAGCACATTAATATGATAAGCGATTCTGATTCAAGTATTAATACTGATGCTAGCTTAGTAAACAAAATAAACGATATCAAAGAAGGTCTAGAAAGATTATCTATAGATAATAACGTGAAAATTGATGATGTCACTGTCAATAAAGTTATATGTTACGGAGAAATAATGAATTATGATATCAGCTGATGAACAATATCTATTAACTGAATACGCGGATATTGATTATTCACGTGAACTAATAAAAGAGGCTATTGGTGAAAATAAACCTATCACACTCACAGGTGTGATGCAAAGGGCTGGAACATTAAACCAAAATAAGCGTATATATCCTAGACACATCTTAGAGCGTGAAGTTGACAACTATATGAAAATTGTCAATGAAGACCGGGCTGTAGGTGAACTTGATCATCCTAATGAAAGCGTTGTAGAGTTGAAAAATGCATCACATATTGTACGTGAATTATGGTGGGACGGTGATGATTTACTAGGAAGGATCGAAGTATTAACAACACCATGCGGAAAAATATTACAAGCACTACTAGAAAGTGGTGTAAAGATAGGAATCTCATCACGAGGTGTTGGGTCACTTAAAAAACAGGGTGATACACATATGGTTGAAGATGATTATGTTCTAATTTGTTGGGACATAGTCTCAGAGCCTAGCACACCCGGTGCATTTGTCGTTCGTGAGGGTAAGGTTGTTTCTGTTTCTAGTAATGAAGTTGTTAATTCCTTTAATAAGACAGACAGGCTAAATAGAATATTAAATTCTATATCTACTAACATCGAGGCGATAAATGAATAGAACAGGTTCTATGCGCGCAATCCCTTCAATCGGAGCGGGTTATGCACCAGCATATCAAGTAAGTGGTGATCCGTACTTTAAGACATTAAAGGTGGCAGCATCTGGAAATGCACCAACAAAAGTGACATTCCCCTCAGTAACTAAATTTGTCCAAGTGACAAATTTTACAAGTGGTTCAAACGTTTATATTGGCGTAACTGAACGTGGAGTAACTAATGGTTTAGATAGCCAGGGATCAACTGGTGAATTCTTTCCACTATCCGGTGCAAATGGTGTGGCAGGAAATGGAAATATGCTCCCAACAACCTTTGGTCCCATTGATATCAGGACAAAAATATTGTTTTTTGTATCACATGATGCAGTAGTACCACATATTAATGTGTTCGCAGGATTGACGACTATACCACATAAGAATATGATCTTCCATACAGGTAGTGATAATTGGGAAGGAGTTGGCTAATATGAAACTCAAAAAGAAACAACTAAAGGGCCTTATCAAAGAGTGTTTACAGGAAATGTTTGCTGAAGAATTTGTCAATACTGTTATACAGACAAAACTTGATCAATTTGTTGCACTACAGTTACGTGAAAGTATTGAACAAGCACAACAAGCTGTTATACAACAACCACAACAACAATACTTTACACCACAACAACAAGTAAATAGACAACAAATGCTTAGAGAGATGGCACCAGATGTTAATTCAACACAACAATACAACGCTCCACAGGCACAAATTCCACAACATGATGATCTAAATGATAGAATGAGTAAATTCAAACAAACAATTCATAATGTGACTCATGGTGATACACCACAAGCGCAACGTGCTCCTGTAGCACAACAGCCGGCACGTATTGTTGAAAATACTGATTCAAGTTCTAATATGATGCAATCAATATTTGCAGACACCGCAGCAACAACACTACAATCACAAGCAGATGCTGGCAAAGCTGGTATGGGACCGGGGGTTAACCCAATGGATCCTGGGATTGATATTAGTGCAATGGTCAACCCTAACTGGGGCCGCATGGCTGGAATAAAATAAAAGAATATTCCGTAAAAAAATAATATATAAATCATGGCAACTACTAAAGCAGATATAACAGTCAATCCACGAGTTGGACCAGGGTCATTATTATTTCCTGCATCTCCTTTATTGGATATAGTTTCACTTGTGCCTAATGATAATGGTTTTCCTAAATCACCAGTGATTGAAAGATTTGTTCCCGGTGAAGAAGGTGAATTTGATGAGATAGTTGGTACAAGGCCACTTCCTGATTCACCAGCAGATTTTGCACAAGATCATGCAAACAGAGCAAAAGAGCATCGCGATGGATCAGAACCAACTGCATCGACGGCGTTGCAAGATGCTAACTCTTAATAACATATTCAATGAATTATTACTTGAAGGTCGCTTAGAGCAAGCACAAAAGAAGTACCCAAAATTCCATACTGAGATTGAACAATTAGCAGATGTTGATCCAAGTGGTAAGCTAAAATATCTTGCATGGCAAGTTAAACAACTTGCTTTAGACGAGCCTATAACTGAAATCATATCACTTGTCAATCAATTTCATAATGCAAGCAAGAGGCTTTCAAAAAAAGATATATATCAATATAAAACGCTTGGAGATTTACGTCATGCTTTTGAGACAGAATTAAAAGTTAATGATGGGCCAAATGTAAAGCAAATTAAAAAAGAAGAAGCAGAAAAGCTTTATGAAGATGAGCAATATGTGCTTATTTTACCTAAAACAAAGGAAGCAAGTTGTCTATATGGCAAAGGGACTAAGTGGTGCATAGCAGCAACACAAAGTGAAAATTACTTTGATCAATATGTACTTGATGCAGAGACAAACGCATTATTTTTCTTTCTTATTAACAAGCAAATGGACACTAGCGATCCTAATCATAAACTTGCTTTTACATACATACGAAATGAAGATTTATATTTAGAAGAGCTTCAAGTGTTTGATGCACATGATACACAAATTGGCCAGACTAAGGGCCTTGAAAGTATCGAAGATGAAGATAAACGTACTGAAATTAAAAGAATCATGGATTCATATCTGACTCGCCGATATGCTACACCAACTAAAAAGAAGTTCATGCTTATTTATGGTGAAAATACATCACCAGAAGTGCTAGCAAAGTTGGCAAGCGATAAAAATAAAGAAATAAGAGCTGGAATTGCAAACAATAGTAGTACGCCGCCAGAGGTATTAATAAGACTCTATAAGGATCCGGATCCTGAAGTTAGACTTGGTGTGGCAGCAAACAAAAATCTTCCTACTGAAATGCTAAAAACATTATCAGGTGACAAAGATTCTTCTGTGCGTTTTAATGTTGCTATTAATAAAGGTGCACCACCGGAGATATTAAAAGTATTATCAACTGATGAAGAGTTTGAAGTACGTAGAGCTGCCATAGGCAACCCTAATGCATCCATAGAGATGCTTACTTCTGCTGCAAATGATAATAATAATAAATATATTCGTGCTGCTATTGCAAGGAATCATAATACACCATTAGAGGTATTAAAGAAACTTGCTCATGATACCCCAATGTTTATAAGCAGATATATGGTAAAAAATCCAAACCTTACACCAGAATTAATGCAACTACTGTTAAAGTTAGACCACACAGCCGCGCTTAGAGTAGAAATTGCAAAACATCATAATGCATCACCAGAAATACTGGATACACTTGGAGGCAACATAAGTCAATATGTGCGTATTGCAGTAGTAAGAAATCCCAATACATCAATAGAGACATTGAAAGTTTTAATGAAAGATAGACAGTGGTCTATTGAAAGGGAGGCACGCGCAAGACTAGAAAAAGAAATAGCGCTTGAAGAGAGTGTATTCAATAAACTTCTTGAAAATGTAGCCAGCACTGGCTATCATGCACAAGGCTTTGCACCATCATTCCGAGGCGGTTGGTCACAGATAAAGCAACAACCACATAAGCACCCTCGTGAAGCAGGATTTCCATATAGAAATTATGAAGATACAGAAGATGTTGAGCAAGAAGTAGAAGATTTTGATACTGTTGTTGGAATAAAAAATAAATTAAATATTGCAAAAGTACCACAATCTATGATGGCTGATCCAGGTAGCAACTATGATACCGGTCGTAAAACTCAGATGATGATGACAAGTCGTGGTGGCTCTAATGAGTTAGATTTTGAAGATGATCAAGAATATGTTAGTAGAGTGAATCTAAAAGAAGAATCTGAAGAAATGGGTGACACAAATCCAAAAGAACTTGCAAAATTTATTGTACGTTCAAATAAAATTGAGGGTTATGATGTGCCATTCGAACATGCACTTGAAGCTGTTGAGGGATACTTAGAGGGATATCCTGTACGCTATGTGACTAATAACAAACATATCTCTGCTCACTTAGCAGCGCTTAAAGTTGCTCAAGAGTTAAAAAATATAAAATCTGTCAATAGTATTAGAGAAATACATAGGGCTATGGGTCAAGATGTCTTAGATGCCGGTTCGCCTGGGATGATTAGAACTGATACAGAGGTTACATCAATGGGTGGAACACAATATGCACCAAGCTCAGATGTTCCAGCAGCATTATCATGGTGGGTATCACATTCTTTCAATTCACCTTTCGAAGCACATGTTGCGTATGAACTGATACATCCGTTTGATGATGGAAATGGTAGATCAGGCAGAGTAATTCTTGCTGCAATGATGAATTTTGATTGGGCACACATTAATCAATTCATAGATAGAACATATTTTGGTAGATTAAATAACGTTGGAAAGAAATTTAGTGGCTCATTTTGGAATCAGAAACAAAATTCAGAGAAACTTGATGAGTGGGGTAAATCACAATACTCATTATACAAAAATCAACCCGGGCACCACGGTTCTGCATTACATCAACAACCAAGTAAAGCTGGTGGATCACTTGGTATGCGAGGTGCCTCTGTTGCTCACCCGGGACAAGGTCCTGCAGGTTGGTCTGCTGGAATGGGTGAAAAAGCATCAGATGATGTTTGGGATGAATCTGAAGAAGAGGAAGGATATATTAGCCCAATTCACAAGTTTGTGCGTAAGTCAATTCGTGGTACATTGAAAGAATTAGTAATAGCACCTATTCATGGTAAAGATGGAACAGGCTCTACCGGTAGGTTCAATGGTTATCGTGGTTTGAATACATGGGCTAGGGGCGACTTAAAATATCGCGGGCTTAAAAAGAAAGATACACATGATGATCAAGATAGATTAAAGTTAACTCAGTGGTATAGCGACGACGAGCGTGAAAACCCAGAGACAGATGGTGTATATTGGTATGAACAAAAGGAGTTACCATGAGCAAAGTCATTAATGTGCAAGTTAATGCAAAAGATTTTAGAAGTTTTGAAGATATGTTGAAGAAATTCGACAAAAAAGTTAGAAAAGCAAATGTAATAAATGAGTGTCTAGACAAAAGATACTTCAAAAGTAAGTCAGAAATACGTAACGAGAAGAACCGTCGCAAAAAAAGATTGGTTGAATTGCAAAAACTTGACAATTACGTTAAAAAAAGTAAATAATTTGGGAATTATTGCATCTTCGAGAGATATATAAGATTAACTATAAGAATATCTTAACGGAAAACTATGAGCAGACTATTAGACGAAGCACTACTTGATGCAAAGCAAGTTAGAGAAGTAGCAGAAAAAAATGCAATGCGCATGTTAGTGGAGAAGTCTATGCCACGCATCAAAGAGTTCATAAGCGCTAGATTAGAAGAAGACGCTTATGAAGAAGACAAAGAGCTCTTACATGATGAAGAAGAAACTCCCGAACTTGGTAATGAATTAGCTCCTGATGAAGAAGGCCCAGTATTAGGGCCTGAACTTGAGGGTGATGTTGCAATCAATCATGATGCAATGCCAGAAATGCCAAATGAATTAGAAGGTGGAGCACCAGAAGGCGAACATGTCTGTCCTGTTTCTGGAGAAGAAGAGCAAATTTTTAACATCGATGTCGATTTTGACGAAGATGAAATGGAAAGCGATAAAATGAATAATATTGGAGGCGATACTATAATGGCTAGCGAACTTTACAAACTTCTAGAGGTAGATCAACAAGACAAATCTGTAGATGTAGATGAGAAGAAAGATCTCGAAGAAGGTATGGGTGACGAGGAGTTAGAATTGGATGAAATGTCCGATGTTCCTGGTGAGGAAGATCCATCACTTGCAGAAAGCGATGAAGTTGATGAATGGGTAGAAATTAGTGAAGAAGAATTAGAAGCTGCACTTGCAGAAATGGATAATCTTGATGATCTAGAAGAAGGTCCTAATCAACCTTTTGACAAAAAGCCAAAAGTAAACTTAGATGGTGACGTACTAGCTCTTAAAGAATCAGTGCGCACTTATCGAAGCCAGCTTAATGAAATGAAAGTTGTAGTCAACAAGCTACGCGGTCAAATTCATGAAACAAATCTCTTCAATGCAAAACTTCTATATGCTACGAAACTAGTAAATAGAAAAGATATAACAAATGAAAATAAAGAGCGAGTAATTGATACTCTTGATAAAGCATCAAGCATTCGCGAAGTAAAATTGGTCTATGAGACTTTCGTAAAGGCTCTTGTAGGCAAAGGTAGCGTTCAACGTCAAGTTAATGAAAGCGCAGTTAGAGCAGCCGGCGTCGGTGGCGCCTCACGAGTTTCTAGAAGCGCGGGCACTCAACCACAATCACTAAATGAGAATGCCGATTTTGGTAGATGGCGAACACTAGCTGGGTTAAATAACTAAGGAAAAAGGAGAAATAGTTAAAAATGTCAGATAAACAATTTAATTTACGAACCCTATCCGAAGACATTCGTGCTCGCAATATGGGACTCGAAAATAGTCGACTAGTCCACAAGTGGAATCAAACTGGTCTTCTAGAAGGTTTAAACGATAACCAAAGCAAAGATGCAATGGCTCGTCTTCTAGAGAATCAATGTGCTGAACTTCTACGTCAAAGTGGCGGTCTTCTACTAGAAGCCTCATCAGTTTCAACTGGTGGTGGAAGTCTAGCATCCAGCGGTGATCTACGTGGTTTCCAAAATATTGCATTCCCAATCGTACGAAGGGTATTCGGTGGGTTACTAGCAAATGAGCTAGTATCGATACAGCCGATGGCACTGCCATCAGGTCTGTTGTTCTACCTAGATTATACATATGGTACTAACACTGGTGCGGCTGCCGGACAGGCAACGTATGAAGCCGGTGAGTCCGTATATAATGGTCCAGCAGGTAAAGGTGTCCGTTCAGGTTCACTAGCAACTGGTGGTCAATTTGATCTAGTCGGAACTGGTTACTCAAAAGTACATAACTCAACATCAGCGATTTTGCAAGTTATGGCTTCAGGTGCATTCAACTCAGCCGGCGTTGCTCAAGGGACTTTGTCTCGTGGCGCAACGATGGTAGCAACAGGTTCTGATGCTGTCTTAGCACAGTTTGATCCTGAAGTTCTGCGTCAAATTGAGTTTGGTGTACACAAAGGTGATAGCACGACTGCTGAACACGGTCACTATCAGATTGTTATTCTTGATGCTACACAGCTATCAAGTTCAGACAATACACAAATTGAGCAAGTTGCTCTAAGCTCAGATGACTTGTCATCAAAGGGTTTAGGTACAGTAGGTGAGAAGGTACAAGGTGGCAAAGTCGCTAACGTACGTCGCTTGAACCAACTAGGCAACTACTCATTAGCGGGTGGTGGATCAGGTGGTTCATGGACAGCGGATCCGTTCGCAGGTGTCCACGTACTAATGGTCGTAACTGGTGCTTTAGTAATTAGTGACCCAGGTCAAGCTGATGCTGACACTGCGTTACATTGCCAAGGTTTGACTGCATCATTCGTAATCAAAGACACATTAGATGTCGATTCAACTGAAGGTTCGACTTTAGCGATTCCTTCATTCGAATCTGACTTTGGTGCTACACCATCGCCAGCAATTCCTGAAATTGACATCAAAGTAGAGTCAATCGCTGTAACGGCACAAACTCGAAAGTTGAGAGCTCGCTGGACTCCAGAACTAGCTCAAGACTTGAACGCATACCATAACTTGGATGCAGAGGTTGAGCTAACTCAGATTCTATCTGAGCAGATTGCTCTAGAAATAGACAGAGAGATCGTAAATGATCTATTAGTCGAAGCTAAGGGTGCAAACTTCTTCTGGTCACGTTCACCAGGTAAGTTCGTCAATAAGCAAAATGGAAGTGAAATCTCCAGAACTACTTCATTGACTCCTGGACCTGCGTTTACTGGTAACGTACGTGAATGGTATGAGACTTTGGTCGAAACCATCATAGACGTAGCAAACCAGATCCACAGGAAGACACTACGAGGTGCAGCTAACTTCATCGTTACTTCACCAGATGTGTGCACTATCCTAGAAGCTTCCGTGCTACATAAACCAGATCTGCGCTCCGATGCAAATGGGCAGGTTTCCTACCCAGGCAACATTGGTGCACTACCAGCTGGTTCATTAGCCGGTCGATTCCGACTATACAAAGATCCTTACTTCCCACGAAATAAGGTCCTTGTTGGTTACAAGGGTGGTAGCTTCCTAGAGACAGGATATGTATACGCTCCGTACGTACCATTGATTGTCACTCCAACGATCTTCGAACCCGAAGACTTCACCCCACGTAAGGGTGTTATGACGCGTTATGGTAAGAAGATGGTACGAGCTGATTTTTACGGAACTGTGACATGTCTCGACATGGATATTATCTAGAAATAGACGTAATATAAAAGCTTAAAGCTAAGTAAAAAGTGTTGGTCGAAAGATTAGCACTTTTTATTTTACATAGTCAATAGTTAGTATTATAACTATATTAGAGATAAATTAAATATGATTAAATGTAAAATATGTAATAAAGAATTCAAGAGTAGATTATCATCACATGTAAAAAGAATTCATGTAATGGATTATAAAGACTATCTTATAAAGTATGAACATAATGGAGAGATACCAAAGTGTACTTGTGGTTGTAATATAGAAACACCGTTTACTACATCTGGTGGAATGAGCTTTAATAAATATATTCATGGGCATAATGCAAAAGACAAAATCTGGACTAAAGAAGCACGTGAAAGCATTGGAAAGAAGAATAGCAATAACATGAAGTGCTTTATGAGAGAGAATCCTGATGTAGCGAAGCTACGCTCTAAGCAAATGAATGCTGGCCAAACTAAAGAAGTTCGTAAAAGAACTGCTATTTCTATTAGAAGTACATATGATAACATGAGTGATAAAGAAAAGCAAAAATTTAGTGACCACTCGGCAAGGCTTTGGGCAGAAAATAAAGAAGTGATGCAGCAAGGGGCAATCAAAGCTGGTAAGACATTTAGCAAGAACTTTGATGATGGCAAATACGATTTCACAGAGCGTGATAAAAAGATATCTGAATCAATAACTAAGAAGTATCTTGAAGGTGGGTTTCAGTGGGCACGTGGTCATTATACATCAACTAAATGGGGTAAGACATATTATTATCGTTCTAGTTGGGAGTTAAAGTACATGCAACTACTAGACAGTGATGATAATGTTGGCAGTTGGAAATATGAACCATTCTCACTAGAGTATAAGATTAATGGAAAAGCAAAAAACTATATTCCTGACTTCATAGTAACAAGAAAATCAATCAGTTGTGGATACATTTTTGATGAATTAGTTGAAATAAAACCACAAGCATTGACAGATACAAAAGTAAATAAAGCGAAACGTAAAGCAGCACTTAAATGGTGTAAAGAAAATAATTACTGTTATACTGAAGTATGGTATAATGAAATAATTAATGAATTTGAAAAAATAGACTACGCGTAGATAAGTGATGTATACACCCTTTCTCAGGGTGAAAAATGTGCTTTAGTGGCATATACTTTAATATTTCCTTATTAATAAGTATATAATAGCAAGCATCAAGCATTATTTTTTCCAGAAAGGTATTTTGATGTGATTATTGAACCTAAAAGTAATATATAAACTATAAGACTCGCAAGAGAAATATATAACAAACGAGGAATATTGTAAATGGCTGGCGTAAAGATTAGTAGTAAAGGTGTCGTAGTAAGCAAAGCTGGAAGTGGCTTATCAATTGATTTAGACCTAAAAACATCACTATCAACGACAAGAGTGTCAGGTTCTGGAAATGCCGGCATGCTAGGGCTTGGTGGGGGTCTATCCTCAACAGATGCCGATAGAGTTCTATTAGAGATTACAGGTGCATCAGGTGAAGGAAATCGTTGTGCAATTCTATTACATAGCACTGGCTCAACAACTCATGATCCACAAACTGCTGGTGGTGTCGTAGGTCCAACACAAGCGCCCCCAGTTGGTTCAGTATATATCTACACAGATGGTCGAGGGTTATTCTTTAGAAATCAAGATGGTATTGCACAACTTGCTTTCACATCAAGCAACTTTGACGCTAGCACATACTAAGTAATAATAAGCATTAAATTATAATAAACGAGTGCATGTTCTTTAGCATGCACTCGTTTTGTTTTTGTTATAGTTATACTTGAATGAGTAATTCATATGACAAAGGTTATAGGCGAATTGGTAGTGATCACGGTCGCTTTAAAGATGTCATTAAAGGCAAGATTAAAAAGAATTTTCAAAAATATATTAAAAATCGTGAACTAATTGGTAAGCAAGGCGATAAAATCGTCAAAATACCAGTTCCAGAAATAGAAATACCTAGATTACGTTTTGACCCAAATAGCTCTGGTGGTGTGTCGCAAGGGCCTGGTGAAGTAGGTGATGCGATTGGAAAGGGTGGAGATCAAAAAGGCAAAGGTACGGGTGAAGCAGGTAATGAGCAAGGTGAACATACATTTGATGCAGAGCTAACAATAGATGAACTTGCTAGTATGCTCGGCGAAGCACTTCAATTACCTAATATAGAACCTAAAGAAGCGTGTGGGCAAACAGAGACATCTTCTAGAAAATATACAAATATAAATAGAACAGGACCAGAAGGGCTACGGATCTTTAAGAAGACGTATAAGAAGGCGCTTCTCCGAGCCATATCATCAGGTGAATATGATCCAGAAAATCCAGATGTTATCGTACCTAGACGAGAAGATAAATATTATAAATATCCAAAAGTAATTCAAAAGCCTGATGTCAAAGTAGCGATCTTTTATATCATGGATATATCAGGTTCAATGACTAATGAAAAACGTGAAGTTGTTCGAACAATTAGTTATTGGCTTGATTTATGGCTACAAAAAAATTACCACGACAAGCTTGAAAATAGATATATTGTACACGATACACAAGCACAAGAAGTTGATCGTGACTCATTCTATAAGATAAACACAGGTGGTGGAACAGTCATATCAAACGCAATAAATATGTGTAATAGCATCATAGACAAGGAATATGACCCAAGTATTTGGAATATTTACGTTTTTCAATTTTCAGATGGAGATTCTTGGGGTCAAGATGATAATATCACGTCAGCAAAATTAATTTATAAACTAAATAAGAAGGTTAACCAATACAGTTACTGCGAGATTAACTCTGGTAGGTCACGTGATACCTTCATACACACTCTACGACAAGTATTTGGTAACAGAAAACGAATAAAGTATATTGGAATTGAAGGCCTTGACAATGTACCAAAAGTTATAAAAAAGTTCTTTGGTTAATACTGTAAACAAATTAGTTGCTCTCACATAAATTAAATATATATAAAAGATACTTGTACTTCGAGGAATAATGCTGCATGGCAACATTTGCCAATACTACTGACCCTACACCTTTTGCAATCTTTGATCAAGATGGTGCATTTATAACCGATGCAGATAATATGTTGACGTTTGTCAAGCGTAAGCTTGGTGATGACATATTAAGTGTTGAATTGACAAATAAAATGGTATGGGCATGTTTTGAAGAAAGTGCTTTAGAATATTCAAAGATTATAAACACTTATCAAGCGAAAAGTACAATGGGTGGTATCTTAGGGTCACCTACTGGGAGCTTGACATCTGGTAGTACTAATGTTGGTCCTCATGGAAATGAAAATAAATATCCACAACAAACACTTGAGTTTCTTAAGAGGATGGCAGCACCGTTTGGTGAGGCTGCCGGTGTTGGTGGAAATAGAAATATTTATAGTGGCTCAATCACATTAGTGACAGGTGCACAAGATTATAACCTAGATGAGTTACTTTCAAGTTCAGCAGTTACTGCATATGGTAGTGCATGGGATGGTTCAAAGCTTGAAATCAAAGAAGTTATGCATTTTGATCCTGTCGCTGCATTTAGATTCTTTGACAGTACTACAGCAATCAATTACTTGAATAATGAATTTTCATTTGAAAGCTTTACACCAGAAACTGTTTTCTATGTATTACCCATATATGAAGATATTCTTAGAGGTATGCAATTAGATCTATCACAACGTGTTCGTAGGTCACATTTTTCATATGAAGTAATTAATAATAAATTACGAATATATCCTGAGCCAACACGAACAAAGACATTATGGATCAAGTTTATGAAACGAGCTGATCCTTTTGATGAAGATGTTGATAGTGCAACACTTGAAGGTGTAAGCAATCTTAGTAATGTTCCATTTGGTAATATTGAATATAATAAATTAAATTCTATTGCTCGCCAGTGGATTAGAGAATTTACATTAGCTCTTTCAACAGAATTATTAGGTGGTGTTCGTTCTAAGATAAGCACAATACCAGTACCTGGTGCTGATTTACAACTTGATGGTGATGCACTAGTTACACGCGGAATGGACAAGCAAGATAAATTAAAGACTGAATTGACTGAGTTGCTAGAAAGTATGACATACGATCAAATAGCTGAACGTGATGCAACTATGGCTGAAAATATGTTTAAGCAATTAAGGTATGTGCCGTTTCCACAGCCAATTTTTATGGGGTAGGATTAATCCTTTACTTTCAATCACTTATATAGTATACTTACTATATGCCTATACTAAAGATTGAAAAAACACTAAATAAAGAAGCCGGTAAGATAAAGCGTATCATACATTATCAATGTGATTCATGTGATAAACAATTCACCCGTCCATATAAGAAAGCGCAAGTAGAAAAAAATAAAAAATATACATATTGTAAAAAAGATTGCTATTACAAATCTAGAAGCAAGGGTGGAAAAGATTATAAAAAACGCTTACAAAGCGGCACATTATCACTAGCTGGAAAGCGTATGAATGAAATTACAAAAGAAAGATATGGTGCTCATTCATCACAACTTGATTTTGTTAAAAGAAAAGTAAAAAAGACACATGAAGAAAAATATGGTGGGGTAGGATTTGCAAGCAAAAAGCTTGCAAAGAAATCTCATGAAAAGACATTGAAATTGTATGGTGTTGAACATGCATTACAATCAGATGAAATAAAAGAAAACCAAAGAAAGACTAATAAAAAGAAATATGGTTATGATCATGTGCTGCAGGTGCCAGAAATAAAAAAGAAAGCAGAAAAGACAAACATGAAACGTTATGGTGGAAAGAAACCAATGTGCGCAAGTAAAGTACGTAATAAACAAGAACAGACATGTATAAAAAGATATGGTGTTAGAAACTATTCACAAACACAAGAATTTGCAGATATGAATATTTGGGATAAATATCACGTAACTGGTCATATTCAATTTATGAACAAACAAATTTACTACCGTAGCTCATATGAAAAGCGCTTTCTAGAATGGTGTGTCAAGAACATTCACATAATCAAAGATATCACACCAAATATTAGCTTCAAGTATTTTCGTAAATCTGGTAAGCAACACATATATTTTGCAGATTTTCTTATTGAATTCAATACTGGCAAGCATATTCTTTATGAAATAAAACCGCAAACCTTTGTCAATTCAGAACTAAATCAAGCAAAATTTAAAGCTGTGCGTCAACAACTAAAAGAAAAGAATATAGACAAGTTTATAATTATCACTGAGAATGAACTGGCATATTTAAAGCATGGGTAGACTTTTTATAACAAACAGAGAAATTGACTTTATCAACGACATTGCCAAAGAAGTCGCTAAAGATGTCATCGGGCAAACAATTCACTATTACGCAATAAGTGAAGACAAGACAAACTTGAATGTGCTATATAATGAAAGTAGCAAGAAAATCTTTGATACGCCTATAGAAATTAGAGCACTTGTTGAGTACACTGGTGAAACTGAAGTAACTACTACAAAGTATGGGCAAGATCACGTCTGGAACCTTGTTGTCTTCTTTCATAAGAAAGACATGACAGATAAGAGCATTGTGTTACGTGACGGTGATTTCTTACAGTATGGTGGTAGATTCTTTGAGATACAAAAGTTGACATCACCAAAAGATATCTATGGTCAAAACGAAAATATCACTGAAGTTAGAGCTGACTGTAGGATCGCACGTGAAACGCAATTTAGAACTAGAAAAGAAGTTGAGGGTGCTAGTGACTTTGCACAATATAGGGGTAGGGCAGGTAGTAATACAACACATGACAAACGTGCTCTGCAAGATGGTGTTGATCCAAAGATCGATGTGCTTGATGGCACAAACACATTCCCTATAAAATAGTACTAAGTAAAGATATATTTTATAATTATATCATATGGGTAACATCAAGTGTATTGTAGTAATGTTGACATGCCTATTAAGCACACTGTCATGTGATGTACAAGTAAATAAAAATAAAAATCCCGCAAATAAAGTTGATGCGTTTGTCTTTTTAAGAAAACTTATCATATTAAAGGCTGGTAATATAGAAGCTTCTGGTGAAATATCAACGGCATCTGGTTCATGCATAAAAAGTGATGTATATAATGATACAAAGACAGTGTTGACAGTATCACATTTTTGCAGAAAGCGTGACATAAAGAACATGCAGGCATTTAAAAGCTTAAAATCAGTTGTTTCAAAAAACAATGACAACAAAGTTACAATTCAAGCACAGAGAAAAATTGAAGTCATTCTACATAATGGTAAAAAAGTGAGCGCCAAGATAATAAAAGAAGACAAAGAAAATGATCTATGCTTATTAGAGCTTATCAACAATCAATGCATAGATAACATTACAATTGCAAAGTCCCGCCCTAAACCTGGTGACAGTATAGTCAATTTCTCAGCACCACTATCAATATTCAACCCCGGGACCGTGCTATTCTTTGATGGTAGATATGCAGGTCCTGATATATCAGGACTAAATTATCTATTTTCAGTTCCTACTACATATGGGGCATCTGGCTCACCTTTGTTGAATTCAAACTTAGATCTTATTAGTGTAATGAAGATGACTATAGTAAAATTTAATCATGTGTCTTTGGGAGCGAACTTAAAAAGTATAAATGAGTTCGTGCATAATAAATAAATTATGGCAAAGACTTTCGAAATACCTGCTTTATTAGATGATAACTCAACATCAAATGAGGGTCGTGATTCATTAGATCCTGTTAGTTTTGATGACAATATAGAATCACTTGAATTAGAAGATATTGATAGAGCTGTGTTTGACTTAGTTGATAAGCAAATAAACATCCACACCACAGACACCGATGGTATATCTACAAAGGTACCAGTTATCTTTGCAACAGGAGAGCGTTGGGCACTTGTTAGGCAACAAAAGGCGTTGCGCGATGAAAATGGAACAATCATACTTCCATTAATATCAATAAGGCGTATGGACATTGATCGATCACATGAAGCATCGTTGCCTGCGGGCTCACCAGCAATGAAGTCACTAGTGTATAAGATAAAACGCTCAAAGAAAAATAGTGGTTATCAGAACTTACGCAATAGTGTTGGTTTACGTAATCAGGACAATGCAGCAAAAAATGTAGGTACTCATACTGATCAACCATCTAGCAGGACATCAAGAAGAACAGCAGCTCGAGCATTTTCTGGTACAGTGTTTAGAGGTAAAGAGTTAGTCAATAAAAGACGACCTGAGATTGTTGACATTTATACAATTCCTTATCCTGATTTTTTCAAAGTCGACTATGAAATCGGATTTTGGGCACAATACCAGACTGAGATGAATGAAATCGTACATAGATACTTCAATCAATTCGAGACGTTCTCTATTGACTCCTTTAAAATTCAAACAAGCAAGGGTTATTACTTTATTGGTTTTGGTCAGGGGACTGTGACAAATGAGAGCAATCTAGATGAATTCACAGATACAGAAAGAATTATTAGACAAACTGTAAATCTTGAAGTGCCAGCGTATTCAATACAAAGTAAAGTTGGTGAAGAGCATCTTGTACACAAATACACGTCATCACCAGAGATTAGTTTCTCTGTGATAGCAAGTGAAGAAGATATTACAGACTTAGATATCCTCAAGCAAAAAAACCCGCTTGAAAGATATGGGACATTAAATGATCTTGAAGAAGATAGAAATCTTTCTACAACCGCACAAGTTAGACCTAGGCAATCTAGAAGAGACCATAAATCAGTAACTAGAAAGGTAAAGAAGCGCTATGTTGGCGAAACTGTAGGAAATTTTCCAAATTTAGATGAATTAGAGCGTTTTTTTAAATAAATCAACAACTTCTATTGACTTTCGCAATATGCAGTGATAATTATAAATTGTATACATATACAAATTTTTTAGGAGAATTTTAATTAAATGGCAGAACAGGTATTCAGAAGCCCAGGATTCTTTCCTCGTGAAGTAGATGTTGCTTTCAAAGTTTCAGCACCAACAGGCATACCTGCCGGTGTAATAGGAACTGCAAAGAAGGGGCCCGCATTTGCACCTGTTCTAATAAGTTCGTTCAAAGACTTCGTAAACAAGTTCGGTGAGATTGATGGTACAAGTTTTGCACCATACGCTGTCAAAGAATTTTTAAAGAATGCAAATTCTTGTGTTTTCGTTAGAGTTTTGGGCGCAGGTGCAAATAAGACACAAGGTGATATAAACACAACAGATAGTAATGGTACAGTTAGAAACGCCGGCTTCTCTGTGCTTCGTGGAACAGCTGTGAAGCTAAACAGTGTAACTGATCCAATCGGTGGTACATTCTTCTTAGCTGCAACACATAGTGAAGGTGATTCAACAAACTTCCCACTTCTAACTGAAGCCGGCGCTAGTGTTAGTGACACGTCAAACGCACTATTTGTTAGAGCAATGATATTTGCAGAGCAAGCAACAAATATCACAGTTGGCGCATATGATCAAAAGCATGCAACTATAGTGACAGGAACTTCAGCAGAAGTTGATGCTGACGACCTATTCAAGATATATGTTTCGTCATCAGTGGATGGCACATCATTTGCTCAAGATGATGGAATTTTAGGTCTACGAGTATATACTGCATCACTTAACCCAAATAGTGTGCATTATATCAAAAATGTATTAAATACAGACATTGCAGAACTAGATGCACAAAAGCATGTATTATGGGCAAGCTTTGATGTTGATAATGAAGTTGCATCAACTTCAGGAAAGCGTGTTTCAGTAGTATCAGGAACAGCAGTAAACAATTCAAATGGTACTGCATTTGGTGATGCATACGGAACATTCAAGACACGCTTTACTACACCAACAACTCCGCATATCATATCACAACCATATGGTACAAAAGAATATGACTTATTCAAAGTAGAATCAATCTCTGATGGCGCTTATGCAAATAATAAATACAAAGTTACTATTGCAAACTTGAGAAAGTCTACATCACATGAAAAAGCATTTGGTACATTCACACTACTAGTACGTGACTTCAATGATTCAGATGAAAGCCCAACTGTACTAGAATCGTACCCAAATGTTGATTTAAATCCGGATTCAGCAAACTTTATTGGTAGAAGGGTTGGTGATCAAAAACTTAAGTTTGACTTTGATCAAGTAGATGAAAATGAACGTCGCGTTCGTGTTGAGGGTTCATATCCAAATATCTCAACATTGATACGTGTTGTATTATCATCTGAATTAGTTGATGGTCTAGTACCTGATGACGCATTACCATGTGGCTTTAGAGGGTATGAATTATTAAAGACCACAACAAATGAACGTGATTCTGGTGGTACAAGCAGAATAACAGGCGGAAAGATTGGTGGGGAACATGACTTTGGTCCTTGGATTTTACCCCCTATCTTAATGCGTAGAAAGATAACAAAGAATATAATTGGTAGCAATAAAGAGCGTGCAGACAAAAGACTGAACTGGGGTGTACAATTTAGTAGAGTTTCTGGTTCAGCAACTAGACCAAACAGGTCAAGTAAACCAAGTGGTATTGATGCATTTGCTAAGTTCTTAGGTATTAGAGATTTTGATATGCTTATAACTGGTAGCTCTGCAGATACATTTAACAATAACAAATTTACACTTGACAAAGTTAATACACGTGTTGGAACTACATCAAACCTGACTACATCAAGCTTAAATGATGTAGTGAAAGACTTCTTATATGAAAGAGATAAAGGGTTCACACATAAATCATTAGTTGATGTATTAATGGAGCCAATTGATTCTAGCGGAAATATTGATGTGACCTTTAATAGGTTCTCATCAATTGCGCAGTTCAACTTATTCATGTATGGTGGATTTGACGGTGTTGATTTGACAAGTAAAGATGAAACAAGAATGAATGACAAAGCTTCATCAACTGCCGCCGGCGGACGAGCTGCCGATGGATTCTCAAATAGCACACTAGGTGCAAATCAAAGTGGCACAGATTTAGATAATACAGCAATTCAGTCATTTAGACGTGCAGTTGAAGCAGTCTCAAATCCTGATTCTGTTGATATCAATATACTTGCAATACCAGGTATAAGAGAGCCACTTGTAACTGACTATGCGTCAGCTAAGACAAAAGATAGATTCGATTCATTCTACATAATGGATGTTGAGAATTTTGATAAAGATAGCAATCGCTTATTTGATGATCGTACAGTAAAACCTGAGATCAAGAGCACAGTTGATCAATTCTTGACTAGAGGTCTAGATAACAACTTTGCTGCAACATATTTCCCTGACATAGTCATTGAAGATGATGATACAGGTAGACGTGTAACTGTCCCACCTTCGGTATCAGTATTAGGTGCGTTAGCATTTAATGATAAAGTTGGCCAACCGTGGTTCGCTCCGGCAGGATTCAACAGAGGTGGAATTGGAAACGCAAAAGATATTGATGTTCGATTGGATTTCAATGACAGAAACACGTTACATGAAGCATCGATAAATCCAATTTCACGCTTCCCAAGAGAGGGAGTAGTAGTGCTTGGGCAAAAAACTCTTCAAGTAGCACAAAGTGCACTAAATAGAGTAAATGTTCGAAGATTACTTATTGAGGTTCGCAGAGCAGTGAAAAATGTTGGTAATAGGATTCTATTTGAGCCACATCGACAATCGACAATCAATCGCTTTAAAAGCTTAGTGAATCCTATTCTTGAAAGAATTCAAATTCAAGCAGGAATTAATAGATTCAAAGTCGTAATTGATGAGACGACAACTTCTGTTGAAGATATAAATAACAATACTTTGCGAGGCAAAGTATTTATTGTACCAACAAAGACTGCAGAGTTTATTGCTGTTGACTTTATTGTGACAGAAGCAGGCGTACAATTTGAGTAAAGGTGATATAAACATGATCAACATTATAATTAAAAAAGAACTAGGAGAACGTTTATAAATGGGAGAGCAGGTATTTAAAAGCCCTGGAGTATATTCACAAGAAATAGACCTTTCATTTACTGGCCCAAAAGAACCATTCGGTACACCGGCGGGAGTAGTGGGCACTGCAGAGAGAGGTCCTGCATTTGTACCAGTAACGTTAGCATCATTTAAAGATTTTGTTGACACATTTGGTAAAGTAGATGGAAAGTCGTTTGGCGCATATGCTATTCAAGAGTGGTTAAGAAATGCACAGTCAGCTGTGTTTGTTAGAGTTTTAGGTGCAGGTGATGGCAAACAACGTGAATCGTCAGCGTCAGATAGCACTAGTAATAATGGGCGTGTTAACAACGCAGGATTTGTTGTTGGCGGTGGAACTGTAATTGAAACAAATTTAAATAATCAATTAAATAGAAATCGTGACCTTGCTAGTGATGCAGTTGCTGCCGGAGCAGATGGTCGTGGTAGAGTATACTTCCTAGGTGCCCTACATAGTGAATCAGCTGGCTCAACATATTTTTCTGATGCAAGTAAACAAGATGGTGTAAATGCTGTACCTGTTGTTAGAGGTGTGTTATTTGCAGCATCTGGTACATTGTTAGCATTATCTGCTAGCTCATCAGGTTCACTTGCAGCTGGTGGAACCACAGAGCCTGATTATAGTGCAATAACTGGTACTGTTAATTTAGCAGATTCAACCTTTGTATTGCATGTATCAGGGCAAGTAAGTACTGCAACAGATTATCCACGGTGGGTAACTGCTAGCTTTAATACATCTCGTGCAGATTACTTTGGTAAAGTATTTAACAAAAATGCACTTGGGCTTAAAGATCATGGTTATATGCTATATGAAAGCTTTGATATAAGCAACGTATTAGCTACCGTAACAGGAACTAATGTTGTTGAGGTCTCAGGTTCTGGTGTAAAAGAGCAATCAGATATCGCATTTATAATGAGTGGCGCGACTGCTCATAATGCAGGAACTGCAAACGTTCCAAACTATGAAAACTATGAAGATAGATTTACAACACCAACATCACCATATGTAATTTCACAAAAGTTTGGTGGTGCAGAACAAGATCTATTCTATGTTGAGTCAACATCAGATGGTGTCTATGCAAATGATAAATATAAAATTTCAATTGCTAATATTAAACGAAGCACAACTGATGAAGCAGATTTTGGATCATTCACACTATTGGTACGTGATTTCAATGATACAGATGATAGTCCGTTAGTTCTAGAGCAATTTGCTAATTTGAACCTAGATAGATTATCTGACAATTACATAGCACGTAGAGTTGGTGATAAGAAAGTTAAATTTGACTTTGATCAATTAGAGGGTTCACAAAAACTTCTAGTTGAAGGTGAGTATGATAATGTATCTAGATTAATTCGTGTTGTACCGTCAGCATTACTTAAAGATGGTGGAATTAATGAATCAGCATTACCAATGGGATTCAGGGGCATTAAGCATTTAGTTACATCAGGCTCATCAACACTACAAGGTAATTTGTTAGCTGTAACGCCTGTAGAATCAAATAGTGGTAATATAACAGAGTTATTAAGTGGTGCATTCCAACCTCCAATTCCAATGCGTAAGAGCATTGCTGTGGGAACAGGGGCAAAGCAAGAACCAAACAGAAAACTATACTGGGGTGTACAATTTAATAGACCTGTTAATGTAAGTGATATTAATAAAGGAAATAAATTAGAAAATATTGCTGCATATACAAGATACTTTGGAAATGAAAGCTTAATAGGCTTACAATCCCCACTGACAGCATCAGACACATTCTGCAACAATAAATTCTCATTAGAGAATATTCAAGTTGTAACGTCATCAGGTGGTGGTCCGGCTGATCATAATAGATTAACTGAATGGGCGTACAAGCGTGATGGAAGTGCTATTACAACTGCCGGTACACGCTCATTCGATCCTTCAAAAGATCTTAATAAGAATACTAATGTTGCGAAATTTACATTCATCTTACAAGGTGGATTTGATGGCGCAAACATATTCAATACTGAATTTAATGAATTCCAAGAAGGTGCAGCTGTAAAAGAAGCAGATATATCTGCATTACAAGTAAAGGGCGCAACAATTGGAACGTATCGTAGAGCAATAGATATTATGTCTAATCCGGATGATGTTGATATATCATTGCTAGTAGTGCCAGGTCAAACTGAGCCACTGGTAACTGATTATGCAATTGAAAAAACTGAAGAGCGCTTTGATGCCATGTATATCATGGATCCAAGGCTACTTGACAGTAATAAGAACACAGTTACTGGTTCTAGTCAAAATGTATCAGTTGCAGAAACTGCGAATGACCACGCAACAAGAGGTTTAAACACTAACTTTGCCGCGTCATATTTCCCGGGAACTACAATATTTGATTCAGTGAACAATAGGCTTGTAGATGTTCCATCATCTGTATCAGTACTTGGTGCATTTGGATTTAATGATAAGGTCGCACAACCATGGTTTGCGGCTGCTGGATTTAATAGAGGTGCATTAGGCAATGTTGTAGGAACTCGTGTAAGTTTGAATTTAAATGATAGAGACACATTGCAAAATGTCAATTTGAATCCAATTGCAACATTTGTTGGTAAGGGTGCAGTTATCTTTGGTCAAAAGACATTACAACAAAGACAAAGTGCTTTAGATCGCGTCAATGTACGACGTTTATTGATTGAACTTCGTAGAGCTGTTCGTAATGTTAGTAACTTGATCTTATTTGAACCTAATAGAGCTGCTACATTACAAAGATTTACAAGCTTGATCAATCCTATTCTTGAGCGAATTAAATCTCAAGCTGGTGTAGAGCGTTTCAAAGTAGTAGTTGATGAAACAACAACTTCCGCTGCTGATGTTGAAAATAATGTCATTAGAGGTAAGATTTTCGTGCAACCCACTAAGACTGTAGAAGTTATCGCACTAGACTTCATCGTTACAAATCAGGGCGCAACTTTCTAATGAGAATGCGTCAAGTAAACTAATTCAAACAATTAGTTAAAGATTGGTTTGAAGGTAGTGAATTAGAGCTTTTTAGGCAAGGTGTTGCTGTAATATAGGATACATAATATGTTTCCAGCTTTTGTTTTGTAATATTGAGTATATTGATGGTCTACTAATATTATATATTTTACATAACTTATCTACTAGTAAACTCTTGTCAACATGTTTAGATTCATAAAACTGTTTTGTATACTTTCTTATATGAACGATATTAGCTTCATTTAGTTTTGCATTTGGATTTTTACTTCCATAATTAGCTAATGAATATTTTAATTTAATTTTATGAGTGTTACGAGCTTTCTTTATAGAAACGCTCATCTTATTACGAGATTGTATTGAATGTTTACGTCCTGTATTCGGATTATTTTTCCCTTTTTACCATACATGGGATTGTTTTTACCAATTGATAGTACACGTAATTTTTCATTTACTTCTTTACCTAAATTGCCACCGGTTGACTTTGTTGAAATGTTATATAAGTTATCCCATTGATTTGATAAAATATAATAATCCAACCACCATTGTTCCATACATTTCATTTCTTCAATTGAAGTACATTCTTGTATAATTTCAAATATAAATTTTTCACTTTTATATTTATTCCACGCACTTTGTAAATGCTTATTATCATGTTTATTAATTAGTAAATCATTTTTATGTGACTCAAAGCGTATTAACACATCATTTGCACGACCAATGTACTTTTTATTATTTACTTTATTTCTTATTTGATAAATTTTCATTTCTTTGTTAGATTATATTTCATTTTGCTAGACACTTATATATATAAAATATAAGCAAAGTTAACTTTGTAAGCTGGAGGATAAGACAATCGCTGAAACATTAGGAGTATCTGGAGGCGCAGCTGTTATGCTCGCTAACAAGTTTGAACCAAAAAGAAAGTTTAGATGGATTATCGAGATTGAGGGTGTAGATGCGTTTTTAGCAAAAACAGCTAACAGACCAACGTACACATTTGAAGAGATAACTATTGACTGGATCAATACAAAAAGATACCTAGCAGGTAAATTTGCGTTTGAGACACTAGCGATTACTTTATATGACCCAATTGCACCCTCTGGTGCACAACAAGTTCAAGAGTGGATTCGTTTGAATTACGAAATAGTTTCTGGTCGATCTGGTTATGCAGATTTTTATAAGCGTGACTTGACGTTGAAGCTTCTTGATGGTGTTGGAAACGTTGTTGAACTATGGGACCTTACCGGTTGCTGGCCAACAAATGTGACTTATGGTGACTTAGACTACGCAAGTCAAGAAGCTGTTGAAATGTCATTGACATTACGTTTCGATCAAGCAATCTTACAATACTAAAATTAACTCATGAACACATTACGTGCTCTCAAAGAAGACTGGGGTTTATCTGATGAACAAGTACAAAAGATAAATTCCTGGGCCGGGATAGATTTATCAAAAGCTATCCCATTAGGTACAGGTCAACATGGCACAGCACATGATGTTGGTAATAATCGTGTTCTTAAATTCACAGATGATGATACTGAAGCTGACGCATCATCAGCATTAATCAATAAGCATCATAAAAATGTTGTTAACATATATAAAGTTGGCAAAATTACAACGAATATTAAACATTGGCATCCGGATCAAGATAAAAAGTTTAATGTTTATTTAATTCTTCAAGAAAAACTACAAGGTATACCTAAAGATATTGAAGATGTAATGGTGTGGTTAGTAGATAATACTTTAGGCGGTTTCGAGGGTATAACAACAGACAACTTGAAACTAGTAGATGGTGTATATAACTTTGAAAGTGATGTTGATGCATATCTTGATGAAGATTTTAATGATGAAAGAGAAGTGTTAATGAATATCATGAAACAAATATTTGATGGTATTTGGTTTTTAAAGCAACAAGGTGTTGATTTTTATGATCTCCACACTGGAAATTTAATGTTTCGTGATAGTAAAACACCTGCTATTATTGATCTTGGTGTCTCAGCTACAAACGCACCGGGAAAAATTGATATACTACAAGAATATATTAGAAAATTATTAATCATCTAAGTGGTTGTTTGTGATATATATAATTACTAAGGAGCACATATAATATGCGAATACTGAAATCTGAACTTCGGAGCTTAATCAAAGAGACAATTAAAGAAGTCTATGAGATTAAGGGTGGAGAAGAATCTGAGGTTGAGTTAGATTTAGGACCAGTTCCTAGGCCTGGTGGCGATGAAGCAC